GAATGGGCCTGGACAGATACCGCCACAGAAGCGGGAATCATACAGAAGATGCTTTATACATATTACCGCGCCTACCTACCGCACACGACCAGCACAACCGCAGTCACCTTCGCAGATCCTACCTGATGACCCTGCAAGCAAACACCACCGCCAGGATTTCCAGCCAGCGAATCATCAACCTGACGAATCCCGACCTGCCCACTGCGACATCGGCAGACACAACCCGCCTGGGTCTTGCCTGCGATGATGTGGAATCGGATTTTTCCACATATCTGGGGCGCAGTTATGATGACGATCTGCCTGGGGATGTCTCCATCGGGGTGGACGGTGTCATATCAAAGCTGATGTTGCGCATGGCTTCTGGTGGGGATACAGCGAACAAGGCGCATGAAAGCTACCTGGAACGCCTGAAGGACCACCGCAAGCGGGTGGTGCCGAAAACTTCATCGATGCTGACCCCGACAGCGGAAGATCGCGGGACTGGCAACACCATTCGCCCACACTTCGACCGAAGAAAATTCGATGATTTTACCCCTGAACATCCCCAGGGCAACAATCGTCGTGGCAAGCAATGAGAGAAAAAGCCGATGCCTGGTATCCCTGGACCCCTGATCGTCAGCGCACGGCATATCCTGGACCGTATCGATCGCATTGACCAGGCACTGAAACCCCGAAACGCACGGGTGGGAATCGCTGCGATCATGCTGTCGGCAGCGCAGAAGGCGTTTGCCACTGAGGAATTCGGCGGGGAACCCTGGCCTGTGCGCTATCCACAGCAGGCAGGACCGTTCATCAACAAAGCTGCTGCCCTGCATCGCCTGAACCGCAACCTGGGACTGCCACCGCGCATCTTTGGCAGGAAAGGCACACTGGTCGGCACATCACAGATGTTGAATGAAGTGAATTCGTCTGCTTTCAGCAGGCTTCATCGTGGCGACACCCTGGAAATCGGGTGGGGTGGGCCTGCCAGGGAATACGCAGGCATTCACCAGACGGGCGGGAAATCGACACAGCGGATCACGCAGGCAGGGAAAAAGCAACTGGCACAGGTCCGAAAAGATGCCAGCGGTAGTGAACGCAAGGCGATTGATGCGCAAATGGGGTTCATGTACTCCCAGGATTCACTGACCACCGAAGTTCACGCCAGGCCATCGATCGGGTTCACACCTGAAATTGAGCAGGACATCAACACCTTCCTGGTCGAATTCCTGGAAGGAAAGGTGCCAGGCTTATAATGGCGACAGCAAACACCCGCAACCTGTGGCGATTCACCGCAGCGATTATCAAAGACCCTGACGATTTAACTGCTGCTTCACCCTATGGTGGCACTGCCCTGGGGCTGATCGGTGATTTTGTGCTGGCGGTGGAAAATCAACACATAGAAGTTCACGGGGAAGAATTTGGCGGTGTGATCGTAGATTATGTCAGAATGGGTGAAAAGGCTGTGATCACAGGAGTTCTGCGCACCTGGGATGATGACGCAATCGGGGCAATTTTCCCGAATACAGCCGATGGTGCGGGTTCTAATCGCAAACTAATCAAGTCGCAGGTGGCAGGTGCTGGCATGACGAAGCCTGGCAAACTCGCAAGCGCAGGCAGTTTCAAGCTGCTGATCGCCAGCGATGCACCCGATCACAACCCTTCGCTGCTGTTTTACAATGCGATCCCGATGATGGACACCCAGTTGCGCATCAGCAGCACGCCAGCAGCAGAAGCGGGTCTTGCGGTGGCTTTCCGCGCTGCGCCTGACGCTGACGGGAAGATGTACCACATGGGACTTCTAGAGGACATGAGCCTGTGAAAGATGGAATTGCGAACCGCCTGGGGTTTTTCAAGATCGAGCAGACCGAAAACGGCACGCTGAAGTCAGCGATGGTCGATCGGTTCAAAGATTTTGTGAAAATGGGCGGGACCGTCAGCCTGGACCAGTGGCTGAACCTGGACACCAGCACCCAGGTTGCACTTGCCGAAGCTGGCGATGAAGTGTGGGCTGAACGGGCAGAACTGTTCATCACGAACCTGCTTGCAATGGCTGGCGAAGCGATAAGCGAAGCAGGCGCAGCGCAGGAAGATCAGGATGTTATAATGCGCACCCTGGAAGAAGAAGCGGAAGCGGAACTGAACGGAAAAGGCGATGAATGAGTGGCAGCTAATGATGCAAATTCGCCACCTGCTGCGCAGCGCAGTATGGCCTGGCACCAGCACGAAGGTCTGGGGCAACCAGGTCTATGTGACAGCGGGACCAAGCGAAGATGCACTTCCTGAAATGGCTGCGCCATTTATCCTGATACGCCCAGGAACCGCCACTGCTGACCCTGAATTTGAAGATGAAGTGGTTCTGGTCACGGACTTCGTCATCACGCTGTGTGTCGCCCTACCGCAAGACAAAGTGGGTGAAATCCCGTTGATCGGCGGTGGCAGGCCAAGCGAAACAGCATCTGGTGGAATGGGCCTGCTGGAACTACAGGATCGGCTGTTTAACGAGACGAAGCTGCTGAACATTGCCAGCGGGGTCATCATCCAGACCAGGGGCAAGGGAATGATCGCTGCAAGTGAAATCCCTGGGTTCGGGTATGCGGTATTCCGTGACTACAACTTTGAATGCCTGGCAAGCGTGGATCGCTATTACCCTGCACCGACTTCGTTCAATGCCACAGCAGCCACAGGCGGGACCGTGTCACTGACCTGGAAGCTGGCACCAGCCAGGTTCGATCGCCTGGCGTTGATCCTGCGCAGGGCAAGCGGGTCCACCGCGCCAGCCACATCGACTGATGGCACGGGTGTCAGCGTGGGAGCGACCGACACCAGCAAGTCAGACACGGGATTGTCTTCGGGTGCGCACAGCTATTCGCTTTTTCAGACCTATGATGAAAGAACACCCCAGGGTGTCGGTGGGGTTGCGACTACACAGACCGATGTCAGCGATGCAGTTTCTTTGACGGTGACGGTGCCATGACGATCAGACTAGATGATGCAAACATTCGGGTGACGGTGGACACCGAAACTGCGAAGAAAGCCTTGCAGGACATTGACAAGCAGCACAAAGACTTGCAGGGAGATCGTGAAGAAGGCGATCGCCAGGAGAAGAAGAAGAAGAAGGCTGGAAAAAAGGCAGGCAAAGTCGGCTTCATGCGTGCCAGAATCCAGGGTGGAACTGCCCGTGCCAGGGCATTCCTGGCACGCCAGGCACCATATACTGGCGTGCCGGTCGTGGCGATTGTGGCGGGTGCGATTGTGGCGATCCAGCGGTACATTGCCCCATTCATCGGCACGATGGTCGCAGAAAACCTGAAAGACATTCTGCCCGATTTCATTGCTCAAGATAAAGAGATCGACAAGCTGAAGAAAGAACTGCTGGACACTCTTGACAAGACTGTTGGTGAAGCTGTTGCGCAGATTCAAGCCACCATGCAAACGACTTCATCCACACTCGATTTTGTGAAAAAGGTGACAATCATGGCAGGCGAAGTTCCTGAAGGAAAATGGGAGTTTGCAAAGGGTGTTCATGCCTGGAATTCACACATGTCCAGGATGCGCCAGATGGGACCACGGATCATGTCTGAACAGTCAGCAATGGCAATGACACGCATGATCGACACCTTCGGTGGGACAATTATGCGATGACCGAAAGCATCAGGGATCTGAAGATTGAATGGGGTGGGGTGGCATTCGGGAACACTTCAGGGCGCAGGATTGATTCCCGCGCTGGCAGGATCACGATGGAGAAGTCTGCGGAAGAATTCCGCCTGGACTTCAACCTGCTGATCACCGCAGCGAGTCCATCAGCGTTTGCCACCGAAGTGGCGACTGTGGAAGAAGCCTTGCGCAAGCCGTTCCAGATCCTGAAGGTCACGGCTGGCGATGGCGATGCGAATTCCGTGCTGTATCACTTCACGCACGATGGCACCCCGACCGGCACTGACCTGGGATTTGACGGTGAAGCGTCCATTTCGAAGATCGGGGATGACGCAGACACAGCCATTTCACGCCTTTACCGTGTGACGATTAGCGTGCAGCTACCGCAGGATCAGATCACATCAGCGACACACGCAGGGGTTGCAAACCCCAGGGAAGGCATGCGGAACACCACCGTGTCGGTCGCCTACAGTGAAAGCAGAAGGCGCACAGTGACGATTTCAGGAGAGTGGACAGCCATCGGCACAGCCACTGCGCGGGAACAGTACGAAGCGAAGATCGCTGCCAGGGCAAGCGCAGTGCTGACTGCGATCGGTGGTACGGGTTCAACCTGGGAATTGATCGATGAACCATCGACCGAAGTGGATGACACCAGGGAAGGCACGCTGGAACAGGGCAAAGGCAACATCCTGCGATTCGTGCGGATTTACCAGGAAATCATTTTTGCGGAACCAGGTGGATCGACTTCAGGC